AGGCATTGTTATTGAGAAAAGCTTCAGGGTTTGCACTCTTACGCATTTTCTCGACTAAGCCAACACCGCCCCAGCGTTTAATATCTTCTTGGGACCAGACCACCTCTCCTTTATGGACAATACCAGCAGGCTGATATTTCCCACCTGATCCAGTGTAACCACCGTCAGCAAAGCCTTGATCTTTAATTGCCCGGATGTTTGCAATGATGCTTGCACCTTGTGCAATAGCACTTGCAATTAATGGGATATTTGCTGGAAAACCAACACTAGCCGCCTTTGCAATACTTTGCTGAATAGAAATACCTGCAGCTGCAATGGCATAAGCTTTATCAGCAGCAAACATGATCTTGTATGCTTTTGATTGCTCGCCAAACATTGAACCAAACATCGATGTGAGTGAACCCATCATTTGGCCACCAAGAGCAATTTGAGCATTCAATCGATCTTGGTGATACTTATCTTCAATATCCTGAGCATTCTGAGCATATTCGGCAGCGATCTGATTGCGTTGGTCCTGAGCAGCTTGAATGATAGCTGTTTTCCGGTTTTCGAAGTCCTGTTGCTTGATGAGTCCTGCTTCCATGTGTGCATTTAGAACATCTAAACCATTTTTTTCATCAAGATCAGTAGCAGCAAATTGACTATCTGCTAAATCATTTGCAGCATTTAAACGGCTAAATCGTTCCTGATCCTGTCTGAAAAATTCTCCGGTACCATTCATATCCGCTTGGATACCACCCCAGTTTTGAACAGCATTATTCACTTTATCGCGTGTCTCTTTATCCTGATTGGCTTTAGATAATGCGATTAGCTTTTGCCGCTCTTCTATAGAAAGCTTGGTATTCTTAAGAATTTCCTCCCGTTCGAGTCTGTAACGTTCCTGCATGGCTTGCGTTTCAGAAAGCAGAGATAAACGGGCTTGAAACAACCGCTGTTCCTGAGCTAGTTTTAATAACCCTAACTCTTGCTGTTTTTGCTGTTCCAGCAATTCAACAGCTTGCTTCTGCTCAAACTTACTTAATTCAAGGTCATGAGCTGCATTGAACTTTTTACGGTTAAAGGACTCTTCTAGTAACTGTTCCTCGGTTTTCTGGAACTCCTTATAGTCTTCCAATTTCGTTCTAAGGGCTTGTTTGGCTATAGCAATATCATTATCTGCACGACGATTTATTTCCGCCTTTATTTCTGCAGTACGTTCCGGGCTAAAGTTTGCTTTATCAACATCCTCCAGTCTTGCCTTTCTATTATTGTTAATCCGTCCGACTTCACTAGCCACCTCATTTTCAAGTGACCGTTGCAAATCCTGTTGACGTTCAAGTTGAGATTGAATATCACCAGCTGCTTTATCACTTCCTTTACTTGCACCACCTTTCACCTTGCTCTGCATCTTGGGAGATTGATGTAGAAGCTTAAGAGACACTCCATCCTCAAAGATCACTTCACTGACATAACCACCTCCCTTGCTGTCATACCATGTCTTGATATCTTTCACAGCAACATTGGTCGTGATTGGTGTTCCTTCAGGCATTGAAAAATCAATACCTTTATGAAATGAAGAAGCCCCTTTAGTTGGGGCTTTTCGTGGACCATAATTAGAACTGATCTTGTAGGAAGTTAAAGGTTTTCCTCCCGCCTGTAATCGAGCCAGATGTTCATTAGAAACTTTCTGACCTGACAATGAGCCACCATATCGGACGTCAAGATGTGGACCAGTACCAATACCGGATTGACCGGAAATACCGACCAAGCGTTTAGTAAGTTTTGCTTGTTTTTCAATTTCCTGCGTCTGCTTTCTTTTAGCTTCAGTTAATTTATCTTCTCGCTCCTGTTGTTCTTCGATGATCTTGAGATTTCTAAGTGCGCTATCAATTTCATCTTTAGACAAAATTGCACTCATTCCTTTAGCTTTTTGCAGTTCTAAAATGGCATTAGCTTGAGCAACAGTGTAACCTTTATCAAGCCAACCTGATTTATAGATTGAATCAATAACGCTATCTTTTTGCTTGGCTTGATAATCTTGCAAAGCCTTAGTTGCCTTTTCTGCTTCAGTAGCAGTATTTCCTAAAGCATCCGCTTGTTTTTGATGCTGAATTGCCGCATTTTGTGCTTCATTACCTCCAAGTTTCACTTCAACTCTTAATAATTTAAGTTTCTCAGCTGATAAACTTGCTTTAGATGCATTGTCATCATACTGCGCAGCCTGTTTTTTCAGATTTTCATATAGATCTGTAGGCAACTTAATTTTATTTAGACGTTCAATGGCTTCTGTATAGCTGATAGTTCCAGTTCTCGCTTCTTGGGAAATTTTTTCAACCTCCCTATTTCCTCGTGCATAGTTCTCGATATCAATTAATGCAGACCCTACAGCACGCGATGATTTCTCTAATGCTTTATTTTGTGCATTAAAAGCAGTAGTTAAATCATTAACTGCTTTAGCCTTATCATTGCCAGTTAATTTTTTTAACTCCTCATCAGCTTTCTCAGCAACTTTAGCTTGTTCAGCAAGCTTTTGCTTTGCCTCCTCTGCCTTATTATTAAAATAAGAATAGGCTGCCGCTAATCCCATTACTCCTAATGTTGCAACTCCAGCCCACCCACCAATTAATCCAAACGCCCCTTTAGCTAGTCTCCCTGCAATTGAAGTTGCAGTATTTAGCTTAATTTGAGCTGCTGTTTGTGCATTTGTAGCAGCAGTTACTGCTGCCTGTGCTTGTGCGTATCGAGTTGCTGCCGCTGTTGCGCCAAATTTAGCTTGGGTTTCTGCATTTGTTGCTCGCACATTCGCGAGATGAGCTTTTGCTGCATTCAAAGCAGCGGTAGCTTCTGCATATTCTGCTTGAGCATTTAATACAGATGCTTGGCGGCTCGCTAAAGTTGAAGCCATTCCCTCTTTAATAGCAGCGCTCTTCATCAAAATTGCACGAGTGATATATCCAATACCAACTACTAAAGCCCCATCAGCAATTAAATCTAAATTACTTGCAAGAGTTTGAACTGATCCAGCTAATACCTGTGCCGCACCACTTCCCTTACCTGCTTCGCCAACAAATTTTGTGATCTCGTTGTTTAGGAGTGTGAGAGACTGCCCGATTGTGATATCTGTTTTAGCAAAAAGAGCATCAACATCAGATTCTACATTTCTAAGCGCTTTTACAATTTCTTGTGAAGTAATTTTTCCTTCAGCTGCTACTGAACGTAATTCACCTACAGTAATACCCATACCTTTAGCAATAGCCTTTGCTAGTGCTGGGGTTTGCTCCATTACAGAATTAAGTTCTTCTCCACGCAACGTTCCACTAGCCAAGGCCTGCCCGAACTGAACTAAAGCTGCATCAGCAGCTTCTGCGCTTGCACCACTAATTGCTACAGCTTTAGAAACTGTTTCAGTTAAACGTGCTGTGTCATCCATTGTGAGGTTTAAAGTTTTGGCATTATCACTAAAACGCTGGTAGACCTGTAGAACAGAATCCCATGCTGAATAGGTTTTTTGAGCAATTCGGAAAGTGTCTTCCGTAGCTTTATTTAGTTCAACTTGATTATTAGTGACCAACTTAAGGCGGTTTTGTAGTCCAGTATATGTATCCATCTTTGAAATGGCTGAACCTACTGTTAATAAACCAGCCATATACCCTGCTAGTGCACGAGTTGCTACAGACATCCGGTCCATAGATTTCGAGGCGAAATCCCCTTTTTTGGTGATGCTATCCAATTCAACTGATAAGTCTTGTGCAGTGCGTTTCGCACGTTCCGAATCAATAACAATTACTAAGCGAGCTTCTTGAGCCATTTGACTTTCCTCTAGGTAATAAAAAACCGCCATAAACGGCGGCAATAAATCGAGACTTAACTAGGCAATACTTTTTGACTTTTCCAAGATCCATGAAGTTATCTCAGCCCCTAGATCTCCATACATTAATAATTGATAAGCTGATTTTGGCGAATAACGCGTTTCTTTTTCACCAGCTATTCCTGTTTTTGAAAGTTCAATATTTTCCCAATCCTGTATAAGATGAGTTGCGATAATTTTGGCAAACTCTTGGGCTGATAGCATGGCACTCATTCTAAAAATACTTTTTTTGGTACAAAGCATTTTATAGGCCTCACCAAATTCAGGATCAGAAAAAGGCTTAATCCTGAAACATCCAAAAACTTGATCATTTTTCTTAAAAACAAACCATTTGGATTTATCCGTCATATTTGCTTCCAAAATTTCGGTAATAAAAAACCGACCATTGATAGGTCGGTTTTAGGCTTTAATCGCTGCAATGATTTCAGGTAATTTCCAGATTAGAATTGGTATGGAAAACAAAATTAAAAAGGCAATAATTGTCTGCCATAAGCCATACTTTTCA